CTAAACTTAAATTTACAATTGCAGATTCAACTTCCTTACCTTTACTGTTTTTATAAATAATAATGTCACCTTCAGCTGCTTCTATAGCTTTATCTTTAGATACTTCATTTAATACTTCTTTAATTAAAAGATGAATTTGTGAGCGTAATACTGATTCTTTTAAATCACCATATCCTGATGATTTATATTTGCCTTTAGGTTCTTTTGGTGTACCTAAACCAGGTGCTTCAGTTTGATATCCTACTCCTTTAATTCCAAATTGACCATCTTTAACATAGTAATTAATATCTTTAGCTAAGTTTTTAGCAACAATTGCTCTTAATTCTTCAACATGCTTATCAGCATTTTTAGGATCTTTTAATTCAGTGTAGTATCCTTTTAAGAATTCTTGACCAAATACATTATCATAATTCTTCTCGTCTTTATAATCATATCCACGAGTAGCCATATCTGTAATTTCTTTAGATGGCTCTTTTTTCTTTTCATCAACTTCTTTATAAGCGGTCATGTTCTCATTAAAGATAGCCTGCCAATCTTGTTTTTTACCAGTAGTAACTAAGCCACCAATTCCTTCACTGATGATGCTTCTGTTTTTAAGAATTTTAATTGTATCCTCAAATGTGTTAACAGGTGATAACATGTCTGGGAATAGACGATAAGCAGATTTTAAAAATACTGCTTTGTTACCTTTACCTTCTTTAATAAGGTTATATTGTGATTGAAGTGTTTGTTCCATGTTTATTTTTTAAATAATTTTATCAAATTGTCTACTAATGAAATTGCTAAGTCAGTACCATATACTGCCCTATATTGAGGATTTTGTTTATATGATGCTATTGTTTCTTTTTTAGCATCCCTAATTAATGTTATAAGTTCCTTTAGTTTACCTGATAGTAAGTTAAAATCACCTAGACGTCCTGCTACATATTCTTTTAACTTATCATCATCTGTTGGTAATGAAGATATAAATGATTCAATGTCAAATTCAGGAGTTGTTTCTTCTCCTTCTTTCCATAATTGTTTTACTTCAATACCTTTAGCAGCTTTATTTAGTGCTTTTTTATTAACAAGTTTGTACCCTAACTTATAATAATAATTTTTAGCTTTACCTGCTACTGGTGTAGCATAATTAACTCCTTCACCAGCAGTAAAAGATGCTCCAGTTCCTGTAGCGCTTTCTTCTTTTAAGCGTTTAATGATTAGATCTTTTATTTTATCTCGTTTGCTCATTTAGCTGATTCTAGTTCTTCTACTAAAGCATAGTATTGTAGAAGATTAATTAAATGATCATCATTAACTTTTTCATTCTTAGTTAAACTAGGTAGAATGTTTATAACTTCATTTATCTTAATCTGAATAGCCTTATCAGTAACTTTTTTATTTAAAGTACCTAATGTGCTTTTAATTTCATTTATTTTAGTGTTGTAGAACTCTTTTAATTTTGAAGTACTATCAATACTATTAATAAATTCTTTTAAAGTGTTCTTTTGATTAGAATTTAAATCAGCGTACTTATCATTAAACTTTTCAAGTAATACTCTATATGTTAATATACGGATATCTTTATCTTGATTTTTAAATTCTTCTAAAATACTGTTCTTAACTTCTTTTTTATCAATAGTAGACTGAGTTAAGTATTCTAAAAGTGCTGTTTTATTCTCAATAATTTGAGATGGATTTGATAAGTTTTCACTATTATATACTTCTAATAAAGTAAATAATGAAGCTTGCGCCTTATAATTAGGTAATTTCATTTTAAAGAAATCTTCTAAATTATAGTGGTCCTTAATCTCTTTAATAAGATTATACTTTTGTCTTTTAAGAGTTGTACGGTTTAAATGCTTTGAACTTTCAACAAGTGTATTTAAAACCATATTTGCTTTAGCCTCACTAATGTTAGTGTATTTAAAGAAGTTTTCATATAACTTATATTCTTTACCTAATTCAGTTTTAGTAAAGTATTTCTTAAGAATTGTTGTAGCTGGTGAATCTTTTCCTGATAAAGTGTCAGCGGTAATTTGTCTTACTAACAATTCAAAAAGGATTCCAGTATTTTTGTACTTTGAGTGTTTTATATTCACTTTAGCAATAATTTATCTATAAATATATATGAAGTTGTTATTCTCGTATCTGAGATTCATCTAATAGCGAGGAATCATCTTTTTTAAACACAAGTTTTTTATCCATCTGTTCAAGTAATGTTCTATTTTGGAGAGTTTCTAATGCTAATGGTGAACCGCCTTTAAAGTTATTTTTAAGTGATTTATCCTCACCAGTATCATCACCTTTCTTCATACCTTTTCTACCTAATCTATCAGTACCTAGATAATTACCTTGAGTTCCAATAGTGGATGCTTTTTCTTTAGGGCGTCCTAGAGTAAGATCATCACCATACCCATCAGGTACTCCACTGTTATAGCGACCTGAACCATATAGTGCTGCTAAGTCATGAGGTGTACCATATGATTTACCTGATTCTAATGGGTCATTACCTTCATTTTCAATTTGCTTCATTCTAAAGATACGTTTTTGGTCTTCAGCTATTAAATCACGATACTCATCAAATTGGTCTTGGCTTAAGTGGAATACATTGTCATAAATCCAGTCAGTAGGTAGTATTTTAGTTTCCATAATGCTACGAGCTAGATCTACTTTTTCTTTCATTAATGCTATTCTTTCTTGATCATAAATGATAGAAGGAGTAGTTAAATCTAATTCAAAGTTTGTTAAGCCTTCATTTCTATATCCTTGAGTATATAAGTGAACTAATGCTATCTTGTTTAATTCAGATAATATAATACGTTGAATACGATCAATTGTACGAGCAAAACGAATATCTTCAGCTGCTAATGTTGCTTTACCGGTTAAGTCTTTTTCATAACCCATAAATGCTTTAGGTACTTTTAGGGCAGCAAATAACTTATCTCTTAAGTATGCTACATCTTCAATACCATTATAATCCATACCTTTAGTAGGCTCAATCTTAGTAGATGAATCATTACCTCTAACTGGTATGTAAAAATCCTCCAACATATTTTGTTGGTTGTATTTTAAGTTGTATTCACCTGTTTGTGGGTCAACTAATGGAGTTTTCTTCATTGTGTTGATAGTCTTCTGCATAAAGTTTTCTACTTCATTTGGAGGAATAGAACCAACGTTAATATAGAAAATACGTTTTTCTGGGGCGCGGCAAATACGATGGATTAACATTGCATCTTCCATTAAAACATATTGTTTAAACAACTTACGTGCTGGTTCTAAATAAGAGCGACCATAAGGTAAATAGTTCACGTCAGTAATTAATCTGAAATGAGCCATTTCATAGTTGTCAAAATATATTTTATTATCTTGTTTATTATCTGAGTAATTACTTTGTCCTGTTACTCCATAGTATCCGGTTCCACCTGAGAATCCATCAGCACTAAATGCAAATCTTACTTCAGCTGGGTTTTTGCTATCATATCCTTCTTCACGAGAAATGTGATATGCTGTGTATGGTATAACATTATATACACCAAATTTTTCAGCTATTTCTAGTTTTAAGAAAAAATCACCGTACTTACACATTTGTCTAATCCAAGACCATAAGTTAAACTCAATGTTTAACACATCATAGAATAAGTTATATAGTATTTTTTGTATATCTTCGTCACTACTCTTAATTTGAAGTACTTCACCCATATCATTCTTGAGGGTGCATTCGTCTGCGATTATATCCAATGCAGACGCAATAATAGCATCAGTATCCATTGCATCATAATCAGAATAGATTTGAGTACGTAGGTATTTCCAGTTAAGATTTAATTGAGCACCATAAAGTGATGTACTATTGTTAGAGTAAATACGGTTATAGCGGTCTACTAACGCGTTAGTTTGGTATTCACCGGTGGATTGGATACTATTAACATCCATTACTTTAAGTTCGTTACCTCCGGCGTTTCTGATAATAACATCAGTAGAGAATAACCGTCTTAGTCGTGTAAATACACTTGTATCTGCCATTTTATATTAAATTATGTATATAAATATTATAATAACCAGCTAATGTCTTCAGGTCCATGACCGAAGTCCATATTGTATGGGTTATTATTGAATTTTGTCCCGTAAATACCTTGTTGGTTTGTCTTAACTACAGTAATGTTGCTAAGCATTGCGCGAGTTAAATCCATTCCTTGTGTTTTAAATTTAAGAGCTGTGTCTCTTATGTACATTGCTGTTCCAAAACTCATAACTAAATCATCATTATATCCTGATTGTGCTTCTGGTCTGCCATTTCTCCAAATAAACACTTTCATTTCTTCTAATAATCGTTTAGATTGTATAATAACACTCTTATCTCCAATATACTCTCTGAATTTGCTAATTACAAGTGGTCTTGTTTTTAAAGACATTGTAAATCCAGGTGTCATTTTTGATGGATCATCAAATTTATCTAAATAAGAATCAGCATTTGTTGTATCACTTTTTGGAGAATGATATAAATTTCTATATCCTCTTTCTTGAACTGCCTCAATTGTTGACCATCCTATATTAGCATTTTCAACAACTAATAACGCTTCATTATATTCTGTAGCTATTGCTACTAACAAATAACCAAATTCTCTAGGTGATAATTGTCCTTTATATTCACCTACTTGAGTATTTGTCTCAACATCTATAATATGAAACGCTGAAAAGTCTTTACCATCTCCTCGAGCAACATCTGCTACAACTATATAGCTACGACTATAATCTGCTGGTTCCCAGATCCATAAGTTATGATCTACTCCGCGCCTCTCCAAGGGATCCTTAATATAAGTTTGGGCTATAAAATCTATATATTCAGGATAAAACACTACATCACCAGATGTGTTAAAGTCACAGTCACATTCTTGCGCTGCCATTCTAGGATCACCTAATAATTCATCTTGTCGTTTTCTCCAAGCCTCATCACGTTCAGGATGGACATACCATGGTAGTTTAATAGGTAAGAATTGGTTTTCACCTGCTTCTGCTTTGACCCATGTTTGATGGAACCAGTTACCTGTACCATATGGAGTAGATAATACATTTGCACCACCACCAGTGGCTAAGGTTTGTTGAGCGGATGCCCAAATTTCACCAATGCCCTCAATAAATGCTGCCTCATCTATAATCAGCAAAGAAACAGCTTCAGATCGACCTGCGTCACCAGCTGCTGATACTGCTTTAACTTGGGAACCATTGCTTAGTCGTAATGTTAGTTTATTATTTTCTTCTGCTATAATTTTTAGCCAAGAAGGTAAGTTTTCAAACATGAATTTAACTTTCGTTACCATGTTTTTAGCTGTTTCTTGTTTAGTTGCTATACATAAGACATTTTTGTCTTGTTGAAATAACATTAACCACAAGGAATAACCTGCTACTAGAGTAGATATACCCAACTGTCTTGATTTAAGTATTATATCATATGGATTGTCTTTCCATAAATTAAGTACTTTATCTTGGAAGGGATAT